CATCAGAAAGATAAAGATGGTAATACAATTCCACATGAAGATGAGATAAAAGAAGAATCTGAAGGTGGAAAGTATAAGGTTCGTGTTAAAGATAAGAAGAGTGGTAAGTCATATGTTCGTATGGCAGATCGTGCAAAGATCGCTGAATTGAGAAAAAATCCTAATATTGAGTCTGTTGAAATGACTGGATATGGAAGTCCTTATGAGGGTGAGAAGAAAAAAGGAGAACAAACTGCAAAAACAAAATCAGGTAAAGGTTTAGATCCAGTTGGAAAAGAAGACGGTGATGTCAATAATGATGGTAAAAAAGATAAAACAGATTCTTATCTAATGAATCGTCGTAAGGCAATTGGTAAGGCAATGACAAAGGAAGAGTTCATTGGTGAAGTCGCAGAAACAGATAAGGTTGATGCGAACACTAAAAAAATTGATGTGATGAAAGGTAAAAATAAAATCAAGGTCAATCCTGATATGAAAGAGGAAATGAAAAAGGATGAGAAAAAGGAAGAAGATGAAGGCAGTTTTGATGCATTGAAGACAATGAAACCTGATAGTGAAAAGGATGATCCAAGATCAATGCCTACACTTGTTAACTTAATGAAAAACAAGTTGAGAGCAAAAGGTTTGAATATGTCATTCAAATTAAATGGTGAGTTAATTGAGATGTATGGTTCTGGTGATGAAGAAAAACCTGATAAGTCAATTGAAACTCAAGAGAAGAAAGCAAACCAGATTAAAAAAATGGTATTGCGTAAAAAGATTCAGGCAGTATCTTCTGGTGCAGGGAAAGAAATTATGGCATCAAAAGAAATTGATGATGATTTAGTTGATGAGGGAATGTTAGTTAATGTAGCAAAAGGTGTAGAGACTGGTGTCAAGAAATTTAACAAGTTTGATGACAAAGTAACTAAAGCAGCAGTTAAGAAAGTTAAAAAAGTTGGTAAGAAAGTTGGTATGGCAGCACTTCGTGGAACTGCTGGTGCAGTTGGTGGTGCAATAAAAGGTGCAGGTCAAGGTGCGATGAAGGGTATCAAGAAAGGATTAAAAGAAGAGGATATGGATGAAGCAATGACTGCATATGAAAAAGCAAGAAAGGCAGCAGCAAGGAGAGCAGCAGATAGGAATGCAAAGAGAAGACGTGGTGAGATGGGTGGTAACATGGAAAGAGAAACCTATACAAATGAAGCTGGAGTAAGAATGCATCATAAAGGATATAAGGCTGAAGAAGTTGATCCAACAGTTCAGTCAGCATTGGATTCTTTAAACTCAATAGTAAAAAAAAACTCTAATTTAGGAGAGGAAGGATACGATCAGATTAAAGATCGTGCTGCTGAGAGAGGTATTGACATCAGTTCACCAAAGAAAATGGATGCAACTAAGTATCCAGTAAGTAAAGAAATCAGAAAGCAAAAAGGTAAAACTGTTCTTCAGAAACAAACAGAGAAGAAGTATGGTAAAGGTGCTACTGCTATGGACATTGTAAAAGCAAAGATTAAAAAGGGTGAATTATAATGCCAGCATTATCTAAGAAACAACAAAAGTTTTTTGGAATTGTTCGTGCCATACAAAAAGGAGAGCAAGCTCCAACCACACCTGAGACTGCAAAGGCTGCAGCAGATATGAAGAAGGGTGACGTTAAAAAGTTTGCATCTACAAAACACAAAGGTCTTCCTGAGAAGAAAAAAATAAAAGAGGATAGGCAGATTAAAAAAATTGTTAAACAACTAAGAAAATCTGTTAAGAGTCATGCAAAACAAGCAGATACTCTTGAGAAAAAAATAGAAGAGGAATCAAATCCTCGCATCCCTCGTAAGAAAGGGCAACCAGCAGGATCAAAAAAACACTCTGATTTATACACTGATGAAAATCCTAAAGGAACTATTCATGGACTTGGTTTTAAGAACGTGGCTACTGCTAAAGAGTCTGTCTCGAAAATACGTAGTTCTTCAAGATCTCATGCTCATAAAATTCAAGCAGCAGTTGCTATGGAACAAAGAGCAAGGGAAATGGGTAAGTCATCAGAAGCAGCAGTCTACAGAAAGTTCATCAATTCAATGAAGAAAAAGACGAAGAAGATGAATGAGCAAGTATCATATCAACATTTCATTAGCAGAGCAAAACAATCTTCAGAAAGAATGAAATCAAACAAAGAAAAGAGTAGAGAAATGGCAGCAGCATCTGCCTATCAAGATAAAAAAGGCAAGGGAATTAAGTTCTATGACAAGAAAGGAGCAGGTAGAATTAAGGGTGGTAAAAAAGTTTACGATTAGTCGCTATATAATATAGTATACTAATTAATTATGACTAAATTTTTACTACCTATTGCTATAAACATTATAGATAAAGCAGTAGATAAAATTCCAGAAGACCTAGAGGAAAAAATCAAGGTGTTCGTTATTGCACTTCTTAAGAAGGCTGCTGCCAAATCAGGCAACAAAGTAGATGATCAACTAGTGGAGGCACTAGAGAAGGCTCTACTAGGTTCTTAAGTTTATAAATATCTTTAGAAAAAGATTAATTCGGGGAAAACAATGTCTCTTTGGGGAAACAATGATAATAAACTTTCAGATGGAACAGTAACGGTAAACCATGCAAACCTTACTGTGATTGGAAGTGGAACAACATTTGGATCAGTCGGTTGTGGTGCCACTGGTGATATCATCAGATTTGGTCAACCTTTAGGAGGACCTTCTGGTTATTTTGGAGAAGCAACAATCGTAGCTATTGGAGGAACTCAATCAGTTGTAATTGATTCAATTGCAGGTGTGACTCCAAAAGATATCACAGGTGTAAATTACCAGATAACACAATCTCCTAAGTCCACTGTGACTGATGCTGCATTTAACAAATTTAGTAGAGGAGATGCACAAAAGGGTGATCTTAAACTTGCCACAACTATAAACGGAAACGTAGCAATTGCTGGAACTGAAATCACAACCACTGGAGCAACAACAGGTGCAGGTATTGCTGTTGGAGACCTTGTTGTTGTAGAACATGGAACGGTGATTCCAAGATTACAATTTGGTGAGGTTTTTGCTGTTGCTACTAATAAAGTAACTCTTAAGAATGGTTTACCATCAACACATAGTGCATATAAAACTGATGGTGCAGCATATACAACATCTGTTTCAGTAGTTAATGTGGAAGAAGCACCAGCTCGTTCAATTCTTGATGGTGGAGCTGCAGGAGCACATCTAGCAGATATTCAACCTGGAGATACATTTACAATTGGAACTAACTCAATTGGTATTGGAACAGTGACACCTGCTGTGATAAGTGGTAAAGATACACGCATTCTTACATTAAATAGCAATCTTTCACAAGCAATTGATGCAAATCCTCTTGGTGCAACAGTCATCATAAAGAGAGGTGCTATAACTGGATCTGTTATTGAAGTTTTTGGAGCAGAAGTTAGCACAGATGAAACACAAACAGTCGGTGTTGCTACTGCTGGTGCTCAATCTTCCAACACAACTGCTTTCGAAACAGGAGCAGGATGGGTAGGTGTTACAACTTACACTGATAATGAAGGAAATATGAGAGTTAAAAAAGAAATATTGGTTGCGATGTCTGGAATTCAGACTGGTAATACACCAATCTACGATGGAAACCCATTTGCATAATATGGTATGAAGTTTGATGAATTGAATGAGAGTAACTATTTGCTCTTTGCTATAAAATTCTACGATAATCCACAATCTGTCACAAAGGAAGACTTTGAGGATGATTTGAAACGGATTAAATATATTAAACGATTGTTAAAAAGGTATCAAAATAATGGTGAACTTAAGGTTCATTTGATACTTAATCATTTAACAGTTTTGTTTAATGTGTTCAATGATGCTGCAGTTCCTATACTGTTTTATAATTTAGAGAAAGATCTCTGGCCTAGTATTAAAAGTTTTTTAGTTTTTTTAGGTAGAATACCAGAGTATCCAAAAACTGAAATAAGTAATATTAAAGAAGATCCTGAGTGTTTATCTCAATTGCATTCCCTGTAATGGACATCGAAAGAATTATTAAAAAGATAAGAGATATAAGAGAGGCAGCACCTACAAACTCTTCTGGTGAGAATGGATTTACTAATGCTGCTGGCACAGGACCTGTGGCTGGATATGATAAAAGATTGTTTGGTGTGACTGATGATTTATTATCACAGGATTTTCAGACACCTGACGAGTCTGGTCTTGCGATGTATCGGTTTTCAAATGTTTATCCTGTGGAAAAATTATCTGAGAAAGATATTGATGACATGGTATCTGCATCTAAGGAGTATGATGAACTTGTAGATGAACAAAGATTTGGTAGAAGAGATTTTATGAAAGAAAAGTTACAAAGAGTTATAGATGCATTTAGATCATTAAAAGAGGATAAGATAGTAAATGATGGTAAAAAATTAGTTAACCCTAAGAAAAATCCATTAATTACAAAAGAAGAAATGGGTGTAGGTGGAATACCAGCTAACAATGCGAGTAGTGGTAACATTGCAGGTCTACCACCTGATAGTCCTCCTGTAAAACAGAAGAAAAGATACATCTATGGTGGTCATGGATCAAGAAAAATGTGGTTAGCTAACAAGAAATAATAAATATATTGGAAGTATAAACACCTAGAAGTGGACGACAATAATAACGTTAATGCTGCAATACTAGAAAGACTGGAGAAAGTTGTTCAATCTCTGCAGGAGAACTCTGTAAAGATGGGGCAACTTCTTGCTGTTCATAATGAGAAGTTAGATAAACAAGATCGTATTGATGCAGTCTTATTTGAGAAGATAGAGCAGGTGGATGTAAAATTAGATCGTCATGCTAATGATATTAAGAAAGGATGTGAGAGAGATATTAAACTTGTAGATAATCGTTTAAGAGTAATTGAGAAAAAGATGTGGACAATCGCAGGTTCTTTGACTATAATTAGTTTCGTAGTGTCTCCAATTGGTCAGAGATTTGTAAAAGGATTGACAGTTTCACCACAATCAAGTATAATGCAAGTAAAGTAATTACTTGTAATGAGTGACGTTCAATATAAAAAACATCGTGTCTTTCGTGAAACGGAGGACGTAATATTCTATGACATATCAGTTGAGGAATCAAATGCATCTGATTTAGTAGTTCATAATGGTCCTGCGATGTCTCCACCTAACGATAGTGTGGGGGCAAAGCAATTTTATATTCATAGTTTCCAAGATGATTACAACAGAGTTGTATCAGGAGAAAGAACATTTGAGTTAGTTAATTATAAGTGGAAGTATCCATATCATATTGTAAATCTAAATGTTCATAACGGAGCATTATTCATACCTCGTGGCACGTTTCATCGGTCTGTGTCAGGAGAGAATGGATCTATTGTCATAAATCAAGCAAAGCGTTATGATGGGTTTGACCCAAGTGCAGAGTTTTATCCAGTATCATGTGCAACTAATATAGATCTTTATAATGCACTTACAAGAGAAAAACCAGTCATACATAAGTTTGGTGAGTAATGGATATTGTTGATTCGAAATACATTGGTTTAATATCATCAAGATTGCAGAAGTTTAAGAGAGTCAAAGCAGATCTTTATAACTTCCGTTGTCCGATCTGTGGTGATTCTCAGAAGCATAAAAACAAGGCAAGAGGTTATATCTATCCATTAAAGGCAGATATGAACTTCAAGTGCCATAACTGTGGAGCATCGACCACCTTTAATAATTTCTTAAAAACAATTGATCCAACACTTCATAAGCAATATGTTATGGAGAAGTTCAAGGAGAGAAATGTTGGTAGAGGTTCTATAATACCAGAACCAAAGTTTGACTTTAAGAAACCAGTATTTAGAAAAAAGTTAGACTTACCGAAGGCATCAGAGGTTCCGATTGCAAGGGAATATCTTGAAAGGAGAAAATTAGATCCAACTAAATTTTTCTTTACAAATAAATTTAAACAGTGGACGAATACACATAAACAAACATTTGACAATATCACTAGGGATGAGAGCAGGATTGTAATTCCACTATACGATATTGATAATAATTTGATAGGATTTCAAGGAAGAAGCTTGGTTCCTAACTCTGTTAAATACATTACCGTGATGATTAATGAAGAAGCACCAAAAATTTATGGACTGGATAAAGTCAAAACTGAAAAACCCATTTACATCCTCGAAGGACCGTTCGACTCCACCCTCGTGGAGAACTCGGTTGCTATGTGCGGTTCCGATCTTGATGTTCGGACGTTTGGTTGGTGCAATTATATTTGGGTTTTTGATAACGAACCTCGTAACAGAGAAATCGTTGAAAGAATCTACAAGACCATTAATCGAGGAGATCAGATAGTTATCTGGCCATCAAACATCGAAGAAAAAGATGTTAACGATATGACATTAAGTGGACATGATGTGAAGAGTGTGTTAGAATCCAACACATATTCAGGATTAAAAGCAAAAATTAAATTTAACAACTGGAAAAAAATATGAGCAACGGAACTAAAGTTGTAAAAAGAGATGGTTCAATGCAACCATTGGACTTAGAAAAGATGCATCTAATGGTAGAAGAGGCATGTAAGGGTCTTGCAGGAGTCTCTGCGAGTCAAGTGGAGATTCAGTCGGGAATCCAATTCTATGACGGTATAAGCACCGCAGAGATACAGGAGATACTAATTCGTTCTGCAAGTGATTTAATTGATTTGGATCATCCAAACTACCAGTTTGTTGCTGCTAGACTACTTCTATTTGCTCTGAGAAAAAATTTGTATGGTAGAATACATGAACTTCCTAATCTTAAAGATCATGTTGCCAAATGTGTTTATAAGGGAATATATGACTCAGATATAATAGACTCTTATACTGATGAAGAATTTGATAAATTACAATCATTTATAGATCATGATCGTGATTATTTGTTTACCTATGCAGGTTTAAGACAGATTGTAGACAAATATCTTGTTCAAGATCGGAGTAGTAATGAGTTGTATGAGACACCACAGTTCATGTATTTGTTAATTGCTGCCACAATTTTCTCTAAATATCCACAAGAAACAAGACTAGATTACGTTAAAAAGTATTACGATGCCATCTCCAAACACAGAATCAACATCCCAACACCAATCATGGCAGGAGTCAGAACACCCCTTCGGCAGTATGCGTCTTGTGTTCTGGTTGACATTGATGACACCTTGGATAGTATTTTTAGTAGTGATATGGCCGTTGGTCGTTATGTCGCACAGAGGGCTGGTATCGGTATCAACGCAGGTCGCATCCGTGGGATCAACGCTAAAATCAGGGATGGCGAAGTGCAACACACAGGTGTTGTCCCGTTCCTCAAAAAGTTTGAGGCAACTGTCAGATGTTGTACTCAAAATGGCATCCGTGGTGGATCAGCAACTGTCCACTTCCCCATCTGGCACCAAGAAATAGAGGACATTATAGTTCTCAAA